AAAGCTTGAGAGAGAAAAACTAAAGAGCGAAGTGGATGTTCTGAAGGCAAAGAAGGAATCCTACGAGTCCAGCAAGCGGGTTGAGGAGCTATATTCCGAAGCCATGAAGGCGGTTCGCTCTTACAGGGGTGAGGATGATGACGAGTTCGATTAAGACATATTCGGAGCTCATCAGAATCCCTACTTTTATTGAACGGTTTGAGTATCTGAAGATTGGAGGAGCTGTCGGGAAAGAGACTTTCGGCTCTAAGCGATATTTAAACCAGGTGTTTTACACATCCGATGTATGGAAGCAGATCCGAAACGACATCATCATCCGGGACGATGGGTGCGATCTTGGGGTTCCCGGCTTCGACATCGGCGGAATCATCTATATTCATCATTTAAACCCAATTACACTTGAGGACATCGATCGGCGGAGGCCTTGGCTGACAGATCCAGAAAACCTGATCTGCGTAAGCAGGAAAACACACGAAGCAATTCACTACGGTGACGAGAGATTGCTTCAGGACTATATGATGGCGGATCGAAAGCCGGGCGATACCAGACTCTGGTGAGAAAGGAGCAACCATGGAAAGCGATAGCATTCTCATTACCATCAAGAAGATGCTCGGATTGGCTGAAGATTACACTCCGTTTGATACGGATGTAATTGTGTGCATCAATGGGGCAATCCTGGCTGCGAACCAAATCGGTGTCGGGGTTGATGGCTTTACCGTGACCGGTGAGGAAGAGACATGGACCGACTTCATCGGCGATTATCCTCAGCTGGAAGCAGTAAAACAGTATATTTACATGCGCACGCGACTGGCATTCGACCCACCGGCAAACAGCTTTGTGGTGAATTCCTTCGAGAAGCAGCTGGATGAGTTAACCTGGCGGCTTAACGTGCAAGCAGAGGCGGTGAATTAAATGGCTTTCTTGATTCACCACGGTATCCGCGGCCAGAGGTGGGGCGTAAAGAATGGGCCTCCGTATCCGTTAAATGGATCCGACTACACGGTTACTGAAAAGAAGTATATGGGTAAGAAGAGTGATTATTACAACTCGATGCGTAATAAAAAGCATTTCGACGATGTAATAAAAAAAGGCACGGAGCTTGGAACATTGTCGTTTTCGAAGGACAGAACCAAGAATACCGACATGTTCTATGCAGCTTGGGACAAGTTGGACCGGGATCGCTATATGGCGGCGTTTAACGGTCCTGTAAAAGATGCAGAAATCGGGAAGAAGGTTCGTAAGTTTCTGATTACCAATAAAGCGGCAAAGGATATGAACGTTGCCAGCGAAGACAGCGCGGTTGAAGTTTTCAAGAAGCTGATCAAAAACAACCGGGACTTCAGTAACTTCATAATGGATGAAAATCGGATGGAAAAACATTTTGTCAAATCGCGCTATGCCTTTAAGGGTTACAGAGAAGCCAGAGAAGCGCTGCACAAGGCGAGGGAAGCAGAGCATGAGCTAACGGACAAGGATCTTCGGAAGATTTATCGCATGTTCAACTATGTAATTCCATCTGATGGAAAGGGCGATACCCGTGAAGCCAGCGATGTTTACAACCAACGGAACAAATTCTTCAATGAACTGAAAAAGATGGGATACGGAGCTGTTCTGGATACAAACGATGCAATTTATGGAGGCGCGTCGTCGTTTGTCAGATCGCCGGTTATTGTATTTGACATGGACAGCATCATTCCTGACAAGATTAAAAACACAAAATACTCCGACGTAGTCGTATCTGGCGTGCGGTATTCTGTCGGAAAACTACTGGGAGGTAAATGGGCATGAGCGAACTATACCATCATGGGATACTGGGAATGCGCTGGGGTGTCCGCAGAACACCAGAGCAGCTCGGACACAGACAACAAATACGCGAGGAACGTCGTAACAGGATTAAGCGTTCTTCCGGGAGCATTAAATCCGACACTTATAGAGAAGCCCAAAAGCAGGACATAAGTAAGTTGACTAATCAGCAGCTGAAGGATTACAACGAACGGCTCCAGCTCGAACAGAATTTTGCCAGGCTTACATCCGGTAAGGTAAAGCAGGGAAAAGACTGGGTTACTAAGACCATTATCAGCGGAATCGTAGTTGGATCTGTTGCGACAGTTACAAAGCAGGTTGTTCAGTCCTGGCTAAAGGGACAATTCGGAATTGGCTAAGTGAGGTGGTTGCATGCTTTCGAACCGAGCTGTGCCACGGTACTATGCTGAATTTCGGGAAAAAGTGTTAAATGGCGAGATTCCCGTCAATAAGGAAATCGCAATGGAGATGAAGCGAATCGACTATCTGATCGACTGCCCGAAATACTACTTCGATAACGAAGCAGTGAACGGGTGGATCAAGTTCTGCGAAAACGAACTGACCCTGACAGATGGATCTGATTTGCATTTGCTAGACAGCTTCAAGCTTTGGGGCGAAGAGGTGTTCGGCTGGTTTTATTTTGTTGACCGAAGCGTTTATGTTCCCGGACCTGGCAATCACGGAGGACACTATGAGCGTAAGCGGATTAAGAAGCGGCTGATTAACAAACAATATTTGATCGTGGCCCGTGGAGCGGCAAAGAGTATGTATGCGGAATCTATTCAGGCTTACTATCTGACCTGCAGTCCGCAAACGACCCATCAGATTACCACGGCGCCAACCATGAAGCAGGCGGAGGAAGTACTGTCTCCTTTCCGGACGGCTATCGTGCGTGCGCGCGGACCATTTTTCAAGTTTCTTACAGAAGGAAGCCTGCAGAACACAACCGGATCAAAGGCAAATCGGACAAAACTGGCTTCCACCAAGAAGGGAATCGAGAACTTTCTGACAGGAAGTCTTCTTGAGGTCCGGCCGATGAGTGTGGACAAGCTGCAGGGGCTGCGGTGCCAAATTGCTACCGTGGATGAGTGGCTTTCCGGAGATGTGCGAGAGGATGTAATCGGCGCTATCGAGCAGGGTGCTTCCAAGCTGGACGACTACCTGATTGTGGCGACCAGCAGCGAGGGTACCGTACGAAATAGCGTTGGCGATACCATTAAGATGGAGCTGAGCGATATTCTGAAGGGTGATTACTTCAATCCGCACGTGAGCATCTGGCATTACAAGCTGGATGACATAAAGGAAGTAAGCAATCCTGAGATGTGGATCAAGGCCAATCCGAATCTCGGAAAGACCGTTACCTATGAGGTGTATCAGCTGGACAAGGAACGGTCCGAAAAAGCACCGGCGCAGCGAAACGATATTCTGGCCAAGCGGTTTGGAATCCCCATGGAGGGTTACACGTACTTCTTCACTTATGAAGAGACACTTCCGCACCGCAAACGGGAATTCTGGCAGATGCCATGTTCTCTCGGAGCCGACCTTTCGCTTGGCGACGACTTTTGTGCTTTTACCTTCCTGTTTCCTCTGCGCAGAGGTGACTTTGGCGTCAAGACCAGATGCTATATTACGTCACTGACCTTGAGCAAACTGCCGCTGGCCATGCGACAGAAGTACGACGACTTCATCCGGGAAGGCAGCCTTATTGTCATGGAAGGCACTGTACTGGATATGATGGAGGTCTATGAAGAGCTGGATCAGCATATTCAGGACCGGGAGTATGATGTAAGGTGCTTCGGGTATGACCCGTACAATGCGGAAAAGTTTGTGCAGCGCTGGGTTCAGGAAAACAGTCCTTACGGGGTTGAAAAGGTCCGGCAGGGAAAGCAAACGGAATCAGTACCTCTGGGCGAACTGAAGATTCTTTCTGAAGAGCGGATGCTGAAATTTGATCAGGAGCTGATGACATTTACCATGGGTAACTGCATCGTTGATGTAGACACCAATGGTAATAAGATGCTGCAGAAGCGGAGGGCTGACGCGAAGATCGACGCTGTGGCCGCGATGATGGATGCCTATGTGGCTTACAAGCTGAACCAGGAGGCATTTGAATAAGGAGTGGTATAAATGGACGGAAGATACTTGGTGCATCACGGTATTAAAGGCCAGAAATGGGGCGTAAGACGTTACCAGAATCCAGATGGTAGTCTGACCTCTGAGGGCCAGCAAAGATATGGCGGAAAAACGGATCAGTATGATAAAGTAAATAAACATGTCTCGAGTATGATGCTTAGAAATGCGCTTGAAGGGCGCAGCGTGAGGAAAGGTGGATACTACGGGACTCGTGGAGATTACAGAGCCTATCGGTTAAATCAGAAAGCCGATAAGTATCAGAAAAAAGCTGACGAAGCAAGATCCGATAAGGCATATGCTGATAGAATGCAAAAGAAAGCGAACGAGGTTCGTATTAAAGTAAAAGCGCAGGAAACTAAAAATTTAAATCGGGATGCATATAATCGATATACGAGTAATGGAAAAATGTTGGCACAGAATTTACTGCTCGGGCTCGGATCGGAGTATTATCGAAACGCTCGGGCTAGAGGAGAGAGCCGCGGTCGAAGCTTTGCAGAAGCGATGCTAGGTTATCCGTTATCTTCGTATAGAGATAAAAAGGTATACGGAGCAGCAACTATCTAACTTCAAAATGAGAGAGGGTGATGCAATGGCCCCATTCGGATCCAGGCTGAAACATGCCTGGAATGCTTTTTTAGGGCGGGATCGCCCTCTAAGTTACAAGGACTACGGAGTCGGATATGGGACGAGGCCGGACAGAGTCCGCATGCGGTACGGGATCGAGAAGAGCATTGTGAATGCCATTTACACCCGGATCGCAGTTGACGTAGCTTCGGTAGGAATCAGGCATGTAAGGCTTGATGAGCAGGGGCGGTATAAGGAGGATATGAAGTCCAGCCTGAATGACTGCCTGCGCCTGAATGCCAACAAGGACCAGAACGCCCGGGCCTTCATACAGGACGTAGTTATGAGCCTGTTTGACGAGGGAACTGTAGCTATTGTTCCCGTGGACACCAGTACAGACCCGCGAAGCTCCAACGCCTTTGAGGTGGAGAGCTTGCGGACCGGGAAGGTGATTGAATGGCGTCCGGACTATGTAACAGTGAATCTTTACAACGACAGAACAGGAGACCGGGAAGACCTGATACTGCCAAAATCGATGGTAGCCATCGTGGAAAACCCGTTCTATTCCGTGATGAATGAACCAAACTCCACTATCCAGCGGCTGAACCGGAAGCTGGCACTGCTGGACAGCGTGGATGAACAGAGCTCTGCCGGAAAGCTGGATCTGATCATTCAGCTGCCTTACGTCATCAAGACAGAGGCAAGGCGAAGAGAAGCGGAAAAGCGGCGGAAGGAGATTGTTGATCAGCTAAGAGAAAGTGAATATGGCATTGCCTACACAGACGGCACCGAGCACATTACACAGCTGAACCGATCACTGGAGAACAACCTGCTGAAGCAGATCGAATTTCTGTACGAGCAGGCTTACAGCCAGCTAGGCATCACACCGGA